CACTAATCTCGTCAAAGTGTTTCCACACCCATGAACCAACTTCCGGCCAGTCTTCTTCCTTAACGTACACAGTTACTGAAGGCTTATGCTCACACCAATGGCGTTGGTAGGTTAACCACAACTTTAAGTGTGTAAAACTATCTAACTCATCTCGTGTAATACAACCACTAGGTGCTTGCATAGGGAAGCTAAAGATAGTTGTATCTAAAGGTTTAGTTACATCTGCCTCTGCTGGAACACCTTGGTCTTTCAAGAATTGTGTAATTGGGTCTTTGTTATCATTACGTACACGGCGAATATAGTATTGGCTATGTCGAGCATGAATACCACTAGCACTATCTACAAGTTGGGATACAGTTCCTGAAGGTTTAACACAAGTGATTGCCGCAGATTGAGGAATACCTAAAGCATCAGCAAACTCTTTGTTACTAGTAATAGCTTCATTACGCAGCATCTCTAGCCTTGATGACAGACCTTCGATAGCATTGTTAAGGTATGCACAGTCTAAGATTCCTGTGATGGAAACTCCCAAAAGTCTCTCTGCTTCGGTGTTGTTCTGCCAGATTTTACGCAAGTAGGGGAAGTCTGTAAGAGTAGACTGGAAAGTTCCAAGGATAGTGGCAAGTCGCACCTTTCTCCGTAAACTAAGTTCAGTGTCTGTGTCTCTGGCAACCACTTCTGTAAGGTTACAAAACTGATATGGTCGGAGAATGATTTCGGAACATGGGTTAGTACCAAAATCATAATTGCCATCTCGTCTTCCATTCTTTTCAACTGTACGTTTAGCCGCCTCTCGTGAGAAGATTCCTCTCTCTCCACTGTGAGACTGATACAATGCCAACCACTCTGACATAAATTCCCCAACTGTGGGTCGCTCATTATAGCTTGCGCTATTGTTCGCAAGTGCTCGTTGCCCTTCACGTTCCCACCAGTTTCCACTCTTGGCATGACGCATCCTATCATCAGATAAATCAGATAAACTAATCATAGCAGAACGGCGTACACCACCTACTACAACTACTTCACCAATCTTACACATAATGTCATGGCACTCAAGACTGTTTAACTTACGTCCTGCTGCACCTTGAAACTTACTAATAACAAACTTAAACAAACTAACCAATGGCTCAGGCCCTGATGCTCTACCACCAAACACTTTAAGCCGTGCTCCTGCTGGACGTACCTTATCTACATTCCACTTCGGGATTTCACCACTGTATAGTAGTGCAATGATTTGTCGTAAAGACTTTGCCCAACCTGCTTTGCTGTCTGATACCACAATTGTAGTGTCACTGTTAAACAACTTTGCAGGTACTTCAGGTAATTTGCTAACATATTTACTTTCTACAGAAAAACCAACACCAGTGCCACATAACAGAATGTACATGGCTTCGTCAAAAGATTTAACATCATCTACAGGGAGGTAGGAGCAGTTATATCCTGCTGTATTGTCTCGCTCAAGTGCCTCTCCTGCTGTCATCACTGCCCTCATTGAAGGCATAATTTCATGGTTGAGAATTGCCATACGTAACTCGTCAAACAATTCTTGGCTCATGTGATAGTGCATAGTCTTGTCTAAGTGATTATGCATAAAGTTCATGTAGCGGTCTACAGTTTCAGGCCAGTGTTCACGCCGCTTCTTGTCATCCAAGTAACGTGAGTAACGGCTCTTAGCAATAAATGTTGAGTAACTATCCATTAGTCGTCTACCTTTGTTTCGTCATAAAAAGCAAGTTCAATGATACCTAAGTAAAGGCACACGTAAACTCCGGGAGCAGGATTAAATTCTAGTCCGAATATAATACCTGTAATAAATCTAAACGCAATAGTCAATTTTAATCTCCTGTTTACGTTGCTCTAACGTGTACATGTTATTTAGAATAAGTTTAGCATCTTCACTTAGTAACGCATAGAACAAAGGGCCATACTTATGTGTACACACTACTTCGTCAAACTGTTTTATTATGTGGTGTAACCACGCTTCTTCCTCGTTTTGCATCTGTCTTTTCCTTTCCTGTTTTTTCTTTATGACATGCTGAACATAGTATTTGTAAGTTTTCTTTCTCACAGAATAATCTGTCAATGTACACATCCCATGATACAAACCCTGTACTAGTATCCACTACTGGATTAACGTGATCTACCTGTACATCTTTAGCTACATACTGCTTATTACAACAAGCACATGTGTAGTGCATAGCTTGCTTACCTGTCTTCTTGTTAACTTTCTTGCCAGCAAATGCATCCTTTAATGTTTCCCATTTAGGAGGCCACCTACGCATACCACCACGCAGAGTACTAGTAATGAAGCTACGGTAACGTCCCTCTGTCCACTCACCACTGTTTCTCACAACCTAGCTTCCATAAATAAACCAATGTTACCTATAGCATATCCTATAAATGCTATTCCTAATCCAACCTTACCTGTTACTAGTAAGTTAATAGCCACTACAGAGTATACTACACCAACAACTGCTATAAGCCAACTAGCCATGTTCTTTCTCCTGCTGTCCTGATCGGGTCATTTTTGGCACAATCATGCTAGTTTTTGGCATAACTGTCCCGTTCGGGTCATTAAATTGTCCATACTGCTACCCCTCCTGTTGGTTCAAACATTTCTGTTTTTAATCTGATGTACTGTTGTCCTTCTACATTAGCTGACTGAACATACCCTTGGATACCCCAATCCTTTACCTCAGTAACTACTACCATGCAAGCACCAAACATTTCAAAGAGGGGGTCTACTTGTACTATGTCTCCTACTTTAATCATGTGTTCTCCTCTCGTTGCTTTTTAAAGTCTTTTACCTGCGTTTCCCAGTCACGTTTTTGCTCAGTGTTAATTACTTCACGCTTACGTGTCTTCCCAATCTTCTCCAACTCCAAGGTCTTCTTCGTTGATTTCAATCGTGTCTTCTTCTGTGTAGTCATGTGTAGGATAAAAAATACTATAGTTAGAAACTAAAACGTCAGGTAGTAGTCTAATAAAGTCTTCTACAGTTAGTCCTAGTGCCATAGTTAGTTCAACAGGGTCATCAAAGTTTTCCTCAATGAATTGTTTCACTGCAAATAGCTTATCATTATAGTTCATATTTTCTTCCCAAGTATTCGATGCTTAGGAACATCTCGTCAAAGTGACCATCTTCCACTTCATTCATTACTAGTAATCCACGCCAATGACGATTGCTAAGTTTATCCATGTAACTCTCGTCATGTAAGTAATAACTACCTGCGATTATAGCACAGATAGGTTTACCATCTGCACGTTTACCATAGGCTACTTGCTTACCTTGTTGGTGTCCAGCAACGCATGACATGTGTAGCTTGGTAATAATAGCATTAGGACTACTAGCAGGTCGCCCCATAGCACCCACAGGCCAGTAATGATTAAACCCAACTCCGTTAATGAATACAGGATGTAGAAAGTTATGTACCTCCCAATCATCTTCGTAACATAAGTCTTTAGTAGAGATTAATCCTTCAAGAGTAGGGTTATTGTTTACAGCACGTTCAATACGATTTTCATGGTTGCCCATTAACATCACCATACGTGGCTTGTAAACCTTTTCCTTATTCTTTTTCTGCTTACTCTGCATGTCTCGTAGTGGCAATAGAAGTTGTTGCATAGCATTCTTTGCTACATCAATGTCTTTCTTATACCGTAGACCTTCAAAGTATTTACTACCTACTTTGTCATGTGTGGATAGACTAGGCATGTCTGCAAAGTCTCCTATGTTCACAACAACATCAGGCAGGTACTCACAAATAGCTTTCCCTGCCCATGTCAAGTGTTCAGTAGGTACTCCTTCCTTAATCTGACAATCCGGGATTACTAGTATTTTCATACCGTACTCTCTGTTGTTTTAAACAAAAACCTATCTATAAAATCTTGTGTGTCTTTGGAACTGTAGTGTTTGTATGGGTAGTTAGTATGCTTATTATACACGCCCCACCTACCTGTAGTGGGGAAATACTGATACCTACTACCACTATACGTCACACTAACCATCTGTGCTCCATAGCGAGGCTCTACATCCACACCTTGTGCTAAAAATATAGCCATAGCTTCATCTACTGTTTCCATTATCCCACCTCCAGTACTCTAAGAATGTTATTCTTACACTTGTAGTAACCACAGTTAGTGTAGCAGTTACGTGTTCTCACTAGTATCTTCATCTGAAACCTCTGTAAGAAACTTCCATTCTTCGTCAATGCGAGTCTGTACTTTTTCATACACACCAACATAGCCTACCATGTCTAAGAATTTAGCAAACTCAAGCATGACGTTATCCCACCGTGTGCTATCACTAATCTCAAAGTTAATTAAAACTTCTTTATTTTTAGGATACTCAACAGTATCAAACTCTTGGTAATCTTCATTCTCTACTACGTGTCGAAATGTGTAGGTTGACATATTACTTACCACCTTTAATTGCTTTAACTGCTTTACGAAAAGCGTTAATCTCATCTACAAGAATTCCTAGTGACTTATCAAACACTTCTAAATCTTTGTCCATGCCTGTATGCATCCACTCGTGAAAGTTGACAACAGATCGTTCATCGTGAATTGCTAGGCGACAATCACCATCTACATCTGTCTGCCAAGACACATATTTTGCAGTGTTACCGAGGAATTTACGTACACTAGCCTTCTTAGTTTTTGAAAAAATACTCATACAATCTCCATAACTCGTGGTACATCTACCACATCTACTAAATATTCTGGCCCTGACGAATACAAGAAAGTACGCATCTCAGGCCAGCACTCTGATTTAAACGAACAATAACTACATGAAGTACA